CTAGGCATTGGACTCTTCCTCGTGTCACACCTGAAGCGCACACAGGGAAAGGCACACGAGGACGGTGGGCAGATCAGCCTGAGTGAGCTACGAGGCTCTCAGTCCATTGCACAGTTGTCAGACATGGTGATTGGCTTGGAGAGAGATCAGCAGAACGATAACGAGGAGAGACGCAACACAACCACAGTGCGTGTCCTGAAGAATCGCTACGCTGGACTCACGGGTGCCTGCTGCTGGCTGAAGTACGACAAGGTCACTGGCAGGATGATGGAAACAACAAAACCACAGGAGGAAGCAAATGGACTCTAGTCCCATCTTTTTAGATGCAGAGACTAATGGTCTGAAGCCTACGAAAGTGTGGGTGGTAGTCACCATGCAGGACGGTGAACTACAGGAGCATTACGATGCTGAGTCCCTAGAGTACGCTCTGAGAGGTCACGAGGACGTAGTAGGTCACAATCTACTGGGTTACGACATACCTGTCCTGAAGCGTCTGTGGGATATTGACATAAACAAAGAACGTGTGAAGGACACACTGGTCATGTCACGCCTAGCGAACCCACAGCTAGACGGTGGGCACTCTCTGAGAGCATGGGGTGAGAGACTCCAGTTTCCCAAGGGAGACCACAGCGATTGGTCGCAGCTATCGCCTGAGATGGTGCAGTATTGCCGACGTGACGTAGAGGTTACAGCAGCACTGTACAAGAAGCTGGAGTGGGATTTACGTAACTTCAGTGAGCAGTCGGTAGAGCTAGAGCATGACGTGCAGGAGATCACACAGCAACAGGTACGCAACGGATGGCTACTGGACAGCCGTAGAGCTATTGAGTTAGTCGCTACGCTACGAGAGAAGCTATACGATCTAGAGGATGCCGTACAGGAAGCCTTCAGGCCGCTACCGACATTTGTAAAGGAGATACAGCCAAAAGTAAAAAAGGATGGAGCCATCTCTGTCGTAGGTTTAAAGTTCTTGGGCGACTCTTGGGAGATCGTGGGTGGCCCTTTTTCTAGAGTAGACTACCCTGAGTTTAACTTAGGTTCACGGCAGCAGATTGGCAGATATCTAAAACACTATGGATGGAAGCCCTGTAAGTTCACAGAAACTGGGCAGGCAATTGTAGACGAGAAGGTGCTATCAGGTATCACCGGCATCCCACAGGCTTCTCTGATCTCAGAGTACCTGATGGTGCAGAAACGCATAGCACAAGTGCAGTCATGGATAGACGCAGTAGATGAGGACACAGGACGTGTGCATGGTCAGGTCAACACTAACGGTGCAGTAACCGGCAGGATGACACACGCCAAGCCTAATCTAGCGCAAGTACCGGCATCACGAGCGCCCTATGGAGAGGAGTGCCGACGATGCTGGACTGTCCCTGAAGGACATAAGCTTGTGGGTTTTGACGCTAGTGGCCTAGAGCTACGGATGCTGGCTCACTACATGAACGATGAGGACTATACAAATGAAGTCATTGGAGGAGACATACACACTGCTAACCAGCAGCTTGCGGGACTTGAATCAAGAGATCAGGCTAAAACTTTCATCTACGCACTGTTGTACGGGGCAGGAGACGCGAAACTTGGTACGGTGGCGGGAGGAGGCGCAGGTGCTGGTAGACTGCTTAGAGAACGATTTATGTCTAATCTCCCAGCATATGCAAATCTTAAAGGACGAGTTGCACAAGAGGCAGCACAGGGCTGGATCAATGGACTAGATGGTAGGAGACTCTGGATTCGCTCTGAACACGCAGCACTGAACACCCTATTGCAGAGTGCCGGTGCATTAGTTATGAAACAAGCCTTGATTATTCTGGATAAGTATGCTAAACTATGGGGTATGGACTATAAGATCGTAGGTAACATCCACGATGAAGTCCAGACCGAAGTCCCAGCATCACAAGCAGAGAAGTTCGGGCAGCTTGCAGTCTCTTGTCTAGAGGCGGCAGGTATACACTTTAACCTAAACTGCAAACTTGCAGGGGAGTATCAAATTGGAACTAGCTGGGCAGAAACACACTAAGATTAACCCAAGGACAGGTAGACCTTACAACTACAAAGATGATCCTGAAAAACACAGAAAACGTGCAATTAAAAGCAATCGTACCCAGATGTATGTTGATGGCAAGTATGTATCTAAGTTCCATCCGCTACACAAGCCCGGACGCTACAAGGGATTCACTGACGCAGCCTTCAGTTCTCTACAGAACTACGAGCTTGCCAAGCAGGGTCAGGTGTACGTACTGGTCAACCCAGCATTTCCCGGCTGGTGTAAAATAGGGATGGCTGTGGACGCAGAGGATAGGCTCAAGCAGTATCAGACTAGCTCTCCCTACAGAGACTACGAGCTAATCAAGGCATATGATACTGATGACCGACGCACCGCTGAGAAGGCCGCACACGAGCTTCTAGCGCAGTCACATGAACGTAAGGGCGAGTGGTTCTACATTCAACACCCTGTCGCTACAGAAATACTGGACGGACATTTCAATGAAAACAGTTAACACAGTTGTTGATGACATCTACGAACTGATGACCACAAAGTCTGCTGATGAGTCAGTGGACGTTGAGGCAGAGATTGACAAGTTCGGAGAGGCCGTCAAACAGCTAATGCGTACTGAGTTTATGCCTGATGCGCCTCGTGACGGACGTAAGCTACGCCTGTCCAACATAGGCAGAGACGATAGGTACTTATGGCATCACTACAACGACACAAGCGCAGGAGAGGAGATCCAAGGGCACACGTATGTGAAGTTCATGTACGGACACCTGATTGAGGAAATGCTCTTGTTCTTGTGTCGCCTGTCGGGGCACACGATCACTGATGAGCAGAAGGTCTGTCAGGTAGAAGGCATCACCGGGCACATGGACTGTCGAATAGACGGTATTGTGACTGACATCAAGTCTGCAAGTACCTACGGCTTCAGGAAGTTCAAGAGAGGCGCTATAGCCTACGAAGATCCGTTTGGATACGTTGACCAGTTGAAGGCATACGCCTACTCAGAAGGTGAGACTAAGTTCGGATGGTTGGTCATGGACAAGTCCAATGGTCACCTGACGTACCTGAAGTATGACCTAGAGGACACAGAGGCACCTGTGTACAACACCATCAAAGGTGACATTGCCGAAAGGATACGTCACGTAAAAAAGCTCGTAGAGGCAGAGGAGATACCACCAGTATGCGCGGAACCATTAGCAGACGGCAAAAGTGGAAATATGCGATTACCCGCAAACTGTTCCTACTGTCAGTACAAGCATTCATGCTATCCAGAACTGCGTACTTTTCTGTACTCAAGCGGGCCAAGGTTCTTAACGGAGGTGGTTCATGAGCCTAAAGTCCAAGAGATCACGTAAGCAGAGTATCTATAGGTCTGGACTAGAGAAACGCTTTGCACAGACAGCGCCTAAACGTAGGTACTTGTATGAGCCATATGATGTACCATACGTGATGCACAGGAAATACAAGCCAGACTTTGTAGATAAGAAGACGGGTGACTACATTGAGACTAAAGGATTCTTTAGGACAGGAGACACCCAGAAGTACACATCAATACGTGACAGCATCAAGCCAATCAAGTTAATCTTTGTACTGTCAGACCCCAACAAGAAGGTCAGGAAAGGCTCTAAGATTACGATGGGACAGTGGTGTCACAAGGAAGGTTTTGAATTTTACACAGTTGACGAGTATGTAGATCATGTCACTAACAATGGATGAGATCAAGGAGAGAGTGTTGAAGCAGTATGATGTCGATGACCTAGTGGAGGCTCTAGACATCTCTGCTGAAGAACTGCTGGACAGGTTTGAGGATAAGTTTATCAACAGGCTGCACCAGTTTGAAGAAGAAACAAATGGAGATGAATGGGATGAGTATTGATAACGCAACACCAGAAGAGTGGAATAAACTACGCAACAGTAAAGCGAGTATAGCGGAGGCTTGGAACCGTATCTATGATGATGACAACGAGCCTAACGACCACCCAGTGTACGGAGACTACAAGTACGATAGTGTACACCGGCCAGAGCATTACAACACTGGTAGCCTAGAGTGTATTGATGCCATCAAGGGTATGCTCAATCACGACGAGTACATTGGCTACCTACGTGGCAATGCCCTGAAGTACATGTGGCGCTTTAGATACAAGAAGAGTCCTATTGAAGACCTACGTAAAGCTAGGTGGTACGAAGAACGATTGATTAGTTACATGCTGGAGCAGCCTAGTGACAAGTAAGGTAGGCGTACAGGATTATTTAGGTATCCAGATTGATTATGACAGGGAAGAAAACCTTAATGTGTTCTCACTAGAGACACTGAAGGATAGATATTTCTGGGGAGATGAGACACATGCCCAAGAAGCATTTGCCAGAGCGTCGGTCTATGGTGCAACGTATCAAGGACATACTGACTACAATCTTGCACAGCGCCTTTATAACTACGCAAGCAAGGGCTGGTTCGGTTTTAGCACTCCTATACTTAGTAACGGGGGAACCACTCGTGGTTTACCTATTAGCTGCTTTCTCAATTATGTTCCTGATTCAAGGCGTGGGCTATCTGATCACTATGATGAGAACATATGGTTGGCAAGTGGAGGTGGAGGCTTGGGCGGATATTGGGGTGCTGTTAGAAGTAATGGCGTTTCAACTGCTAACGGTAGTCAGTCTACTGGTAGCATACCTTTCATGCACGTAGTTGACAGTCAAATGCTTGCCTTTAACCAAGGCGTAACAAGGAGAGGATCTTATGCAGCGTATATGGACATCAGCCACCCGGAGGTGGAAGAATTTATTGCTATGCGAAAAACTACTGGTGGTGACCTTAATCGTAAGTGTCTCAACCTTCACAATGGAATTACAATCACAGACGAGTTCTTGGCCGCCGTCATGTCTGATGATAGCTGGAGACTCATAGACCCTAAGTCCAAGCAGGCCATCAAGACTGTGTCCGCTAGGGACTTGTGGTGGCAGCTAGTACACACCAGAGCAGAGACAGGTGAACCATACATTGTTAACCTAGATCGCTGTAACGAGGCTCTACCGCAGCCACAGAAGGACATGGGACTAGAGGTACGACAGAGTAACTTATGCTCTGAGATTACCTTACCCACCAGTGAAGATCGTACAGCAGTGTGCTGCTTGTCTAGTGTTAACCTAGAATACTTTGATGATTGGAAGGACGATGAATTGTTTATCTTTGACATGATTAACATGTTGGATAACATCATTGAACACTTCATTGACAACGCTATGATAGATACAGGCATGAACGTGTCAGCAGATAGCATAGAGGAGTTTAAAGATTATGTTAGAGAAGATAAAACAGGCTTTGCAAAAGCCGCTTATAGTGCATATAGAGAACGTGCGGTTGGTCTTGGAGCGATGGGTTTTCATAGTTACCTTCAACGTAATGGAATCCCTTTTGAAGGAATGTACGCCTCCAGCTTCAACAATAGAGCGTTTAAGACAATCAAAGAAAGATCTGAGATGGCTTCCAGAAGTCTGGCTAGAGACCGTGGGGAGGCTCCTGACATGGCTGGTAGTGGCCGTCGTAATTCCCATCTGCTTGCTATTGCCCCTAATGCTAGTTCTAGTATTATATGTGGTGGAACAAGCCCTTCTATTGAGCCTACAAGGGCTAACGTATTTACGCACAAGACTCTGACAGGCTCGTACAAAGTCAAGAACAAATACTTGGAGAAACTACTTGAAGAGAAAGGTACCAACACAGAGAAGACGTGGAAAGATATTGCTGCTGCTGAAGGCTCTGTTAAAGAACTACCGGAACTCACGGAAGAAGAGAAGGCAGTATTTAAGACAGCGCCTGAACTTAACCAAATTTGGGTTATCGAACACGCCTACCAAAGACAGAAGTACGTCTGCCAAGCACAGTCAGTAAACTT